GATTTTTGGTTTTGCATACTGAACACCTTCATTGTTGTATACATTCAGAATATATCGTTTCTTTGCTGTCCAGATACCTTTATCAGACAAGCCTTCACGTTTCATTTGCATTTTTTGGTCGAACGCATGAACATATTCAGCAAGTTCCTGATAACTCTGATCGATATATGGTTGAATCTTCTCTTCACAGATTTTGTCCATGAAGGCGATAACTTTCTCAGTTGATGGTTTTTTTTCATACACAGAATTAACCAGTGAACCAAGATTGAGATAGATAGAATCTGTATCCGAAGCAATAACATAATCAGTATTCGTTTTCAATAGTTTATTCAAATATTCGTTGAGTTTATTTTCAATCCAACGAATCGATAGTTGACCTGCTTGAGTAACAGCAAGTGCTTGGCGCAAATCATAAAAACGGAAATACTGAGAGCCCATTGCACCGTAGGCAGAGTTTAGTGAAACTTTCTTGGCAAGTTGTAGATTGTTGTATCTTGCAATCAACTTTTCAATTTCTTTTTTCTTTGTTTTGTCTTTTTCGTTTTCGTATGCCTGTTGTTCTTTCAACATCAACTTCTTGAACTTCTTACGATCTTCATACATCTCAATCATCATCGCAGGCAAGAAGCCCTCTTTGTCTGTACGAAAGAATTGGCCGTTTGGCGTGATGGTTGCATCTTTCAACACACTGGTATCAAGTTTCTTTTCCAAGAGATTTTCAACAGATGCCTGTGATGCAAGTTTACGCATATCATCTGTGTAATCATGATTGTCGATCAAAGTCTCTGGTGAGATGTTGTATTGCATAATCAAATGTGGATACAGACTGTTCAAGTCAAATGATGCAACCCAATTATGTAATCCAATCTGTGGTTCTTTGACATATGCGCCTTCAAACGCCGCATCTTTGTTTGCAATGCGGCGTGGTGGCACAACAATCTTCTTCTCCAACAAATAGTTATAGATTAGTGCATCCCACATTCTTGTTTGAGCAAATACATCATCATAGTTACATTTGGTATCGTAAGCCAGAGTCAATCCCAATTCAATCAACTTTAACTTATCTTCAAGTTCAAGAACAAGTCGAACATCTTTGATGTTATAGTCGATGAACTTCTGATAATCCAATTTGTACAATTGATGAAGGCTATCATACTCATCATATGACAACTTACTTTTACCAAGTTCTACACTTGCAACAGTATCAAGCCTGTAGTTTTCCACATTCTTTCCACCTGGCGCATACCACTGATACAGTTCAAGATAATCTAGTGCAGATACACCCACAATATCATACACTGTTTGTTGTTTGCCTTTGAATACTGTATTGCGTTGTGAGATGACAGACCAAGGTGAAAGTTTCTTTACGTCATCCTCTCCAAGTATGCGGGTAAAACGGTTGATAAGATAAGGAACATCAAAGAACTTGATATTCCAACCAGTAACAACGTCAGGATGATTGCTTGACCAATCAGCAAGGAAACGTTCACACAAATCGACTTCATCTTTACATAAGACATAATTCACATTCTCATCTTTGTTTACATAATCACCACAACCATATACTGTAGTGCCACCATTTAATTGATGAATGGCAATCGCAGTGATAGGTTCTGTTGCCCTATAGGGATCGGGAAAACCATTTTCTGAGCCAACCTCAATGTCTATGAAAACGACAGAGAGATGAGAAATATCCCAATCAACGATGCCTCTAAAATTGTCAGCAATGAATGCGTATTCATAGCGTGTATTGCCATAGATTTTAAAGTTTGCAACTTCTTCATAACGTTTGACAAAATCACGTGCCTCCCGAATAGTTTCAAATGTCATAGGTTCCAATGGCTCATTGAATAATGAACGCCATTGTGATTGTTTATTTGACTGTAAAAACAAAGTCGGAGAGTATTTGACTTTGCTCTTTACTCTCCGACCGTTTGTTACGCCACGAAACAATATATGATTACTATGAACACATACGTTTGTATAGTATTTTGACATTAAAGTTTTAGTCCTGCTGGTGCTAGTTCAATACGGCTAAACATTCTACGATATTGTTCCAATAGATCAGGAACAGGTGTATTGTTTGTGAGAATATCTGTCCATTTCAAAGCAATGCCTTTATCAAACTCTTCTACGAAAGCAAGATAAGGAGCAAATCCAACACCACCAGGATCATTTGCTGAACGTGGTGGCACAGAAATTACTTGAACTGGATTTTTAATTGAAAAACCCACATCACCTTGACTTACTACTTCACCAATAATAGTTTGGTGTGTTTTAAATGTAAAACATCTTATATCACTCATACTGTTACCTTAGTTGTTGGTTCATAAACGTCAAGTGTGACCCATTTTTTAGGAAACAACATTTCACGACCACGAAAGTCAGCAATGTCATATGTTGGATCATCAACAAGACCGATTAATTCGACTTTATTGTCGAAATCACGCATTACAAGATCATACTTGTATGCTTTAGGAAGTTTGGAATTTGCTTCAGCAAGTTGCTTAGCCACTTTTGTAATATTGCTCATTATTTACTCCTCACATTTATTAACTTTAACTTCACATTGTTTCAAAAAGTTGATTCCTGCATTACTTCTATAGTCGTGCTTGTAATAGACCTCCTTGATTCCTGACTGATATATCATTTTAGCACATTCTAAGCAAGGTGCGTGGGTAATAAACATTGAAGCGCCCTCACTAGAATTTGTTGACCGAGAAACTTTTGCAATAGCGTTGGATTCAGCATGAAGCACTTCTGCCTTGGAACGCAATCTTGTCCATCCATGTGCGGTTTCAGTAAAACCATTTTCTATCAACCATTCATTTGTGTAATGACACTCATCTTTGAAAATGAACTCAACTTCTTCACACATATTATTCCAGCCCGATGGCATACCATTGTAGCCGATACCAATAATTGTGTTGTCTTTGACGATTACACATCCTACTTGTAATCTCTGTGCGGTAGAAAGTTCAGCATAAACGCTGGCTGCTTTCATATGGGCTTTTACGTATTTTTCTTTCATAATAAAGTGAGCACTCACTTGCGTATATGGGGATTGTAGAAAAATCGTGCCGGACTATTCCAAAATCACAAGTGGAACTCTGGCTACGTTTAGTTCATTTGCATGTATGAAGAATGGCAAGAATCTTTCACCCAAGAAGCCTGGATATCGCCACGGCAGTGGCTCTGATGTCGTTTGTACTCTCGGATATGCCGTCTTTGCATTTTTCCACACATACTCAAATAGTTCAAATAGTTCACTGACATACTTCTTGAACAGTTGCTTACGCATCACATAACAAGTTTCAAAACTTGCTTCATTACCATGCCACCAGTTCATCTTGCTTCGGTAGTCTGGCATCAATTGTTCAATACCTTCCAAAAACAAATTGATATACTCTGGCGGTTGTGATTGTAGATACTGATCTATCACTGAGCAGTATAAAGGTGTCAGTCTATTTGTTATTATATCATGAGTTTGCAACAATGTCAATGCTGCATCTCGTTGTTGATCGGAAGAAAGATAATTGGCACTTTCCTGTGTGGGCGCCATACCAGCTTTGATGACATTGGGTTCTAATCCATCATCAAACTTCAGGTACCGACGATATGTGGTACACCCAATGTAGTCTGCTTGACCATACTTCCACAAGTAATATTCAGATGCTTGTTGACCCATTGCACGAAGAAACTCATCCTCATGGCAGCCAGAATAGTAATGCATGTATTCGTGAATACTATGCATCTGCGTAGTATTGATGTAATTCCCAGGACCTGGTGGATTCCAACCATAAGGATATTTACCACCAGCAAAAGTGGCTTTCATCCAGTCTGAATCATGATTGAATGGAAAGTCCTTGTGAAAGTGACTGACCATCAATATGTTATTCATCCGGTGTCTCTACTTTTGCTTTCTTTTTGAATTCGATGCGTGGAGCAATGATTGCTTTGATCATCTCTTGTTTGTAATCACGCTTACGCTCACCCGACATTGAAGAAAGTGATATCTTCAATGCTTTATTCATTTTAAAATTTGAATTAGATTTCATTACCATGTCCAAGAAACATACGAGTATCGTGTACCCTTTGTCACCATATCAACTCTGTGTGGATAAAGAAAATTTGATGGGAATATCATTATCTCACCAGATTTCAAAGTTATAGGAGTGTCTTGCCAAAATACAAGATCACCACCTTCATATCCACCATTTAGTCCACCAAGAATGGTCAATGTTGGGATGCCTTTGCGCTGACCATCAAACATTGAATGAATATGATCACAATGAAGTTTCATATTTGTGTTTTCACGATATCGATTGAAACGAACTTCTGTGTATCCTTGCCATGAGGCATACCAATTACAACCCCATGCCGCAAGTTCCTCATGATATCTTTTTAGACCATCCCATATTCTTTGCATAATATAATTCTTATGCTTCACATTTGACCAAGTGACAGCAAGTTCGTTATCATAAGAATGATGACTGTCATTCTGATAGTCATAGAAAGCATGTGTTTGAAACTGTCTTTCTACCTTTTCAAGTTCTTCAACAGTCTCTTCACACACTTCTGGTGTGAGCCAATCAGAATAGATTTTGAGATATGATCGTAAGTCTTTATCCATTATATACCTTTTCAACAAGTGGGGCTTGCGCCCCACTCTATTACGCAGCCTTTTTTTCTTCTTGTAGAAGTTGTGGCTGGAATGTTTTTAGTTCATTACCAATTTCAATCTTACGTGGTTTCTTGTGTTCAGGTATGATGTTTTCTAACCCAACACGTAGAATACCATCTTTGTATTCTGCACCTTTTACTTCAATGGTGTCAGCAATAGTGATTGTTTTAGTGAAAGAACGAGTGCCAATACCACGATGTAGATATTCATAACCTTCTTTCTCTTGTTTTTCACCTTTGATAGTCAAAGTATTATCTTGTACTTGAATATCAATATCATCTTTACTAAAACCAGCAACAGCAAGTTCAACCACATATTTGTTATCATCTAATTTGATGATGTTGTGTGGAGGAAAGTTTGTCACAGGTTTAGTGTCATTCAGAATACTCTCAACATCATGAATGAATTTTTCAAAGCCAAGAGTTTGATGAAACAAAGGTCCAAAAGCAATACGTCCTACTGTCATTTTTTTCTCCTTTTTAAGCAAGTTAAAAGCAACGTGATCCATTAGGCATCACGACTTACTTG